CATAATTGGTTGGAGTTCCTGTTGTCTCATCAACTTGTGCTACAATTATTTGGTTATTGGAGTCTGCAAAATTTACGTCCTCATTCAAAATAAAGCCAACATTTTCTACTGTTCTAAATTCACTACCTTTTCTTAGAATTGGCATGTATCTAGTGTCTGGTCCAACACCAGTGGTGCTAGCTGGTACTATCACAAAGAAGGATGCGATGCCATAAGAGTTGGGATTGCCTCTAAATTTGTAACCCATTTGTTTACCAAGTTTGATAATATTGTCAAATTCTAAGGCAGTAGGCAGGAAGGATTCATTTGCTTGGAAGTCAGTGTAAAAAGATAATATGTCACCAATATAAGCAACTGTATCGAGCAAAAGGGCACCAACTCCAGCTTCGTTGAAATCTTGAAAGCTATCTGGATAATATCTTTTAGCATGTTCAATAAGATCGTTTTTGATCGAATCGAATTCTCTGCTTGTATACTTGATTGGTACTAAGCGGTTGTCTCTTCTTCTTGCCATTGTTTGCTTCCTCTCTCATTAAATAGCTTTGTGACTATAAATTCATAGTTTTGGTGGTCTTTATTGGAATTATGGTATAAGTTATTGAAAGACCAACATAGTTTGGATCAGTGCTGGTGCCAGCAGTAGCCATTGCTCCGTCTGGGGATGTTGCACTGCTAGTGAACATAATATTATTTATTTGAACAAACGGCATATATTTTTGCACCTGCTGTTGTATTTTTGCTTGTATGTCTGCATAGGTGATTGGGTCGTTTGGCTCAAACAAATAAGTAGCTAAACCAACGCCGAATGTGGGATCCATCACTCTTTCCCCCGGTATTGTAAGAAGAAGATTTTTTAAGTTCTGCTCCACTAAATCAGAAAAATTAGTTATTAGTTTTAGACCATTTGCATCATCTAAAACTGCTGGTAATTTAAGTGTTAATCCGCTAGCCATTTTATTTCCTCAAGTAAATTAATTATTACTAACATTCAGTTTCTTGGTTTTCCTTTTTGTTTTTCTTTGCTTCACCCGGAAGATCAGGCAAACTGTAAGCCACCATACCCAATGGTGTCATTGGTGGACCCCATCCGAAGAAGGGTGGGAATGGCAATGGAAAGTTTACTGGATATAACATTGGAACACTTCCCCAATTCATCCCTGCTGGTGTCAGACCAAAGGTATCCAGCATTTTCATTGTACCATAATGCGGATCCTGCTGCGCTGCCATAGCTTTACAGATAATTGATGCAGCCATATACGCTATCTTCATCGCCATATCAGAACCACTTGGTCCATCTGCCGTCATAGTATTATTAGCAGTCTCCATCATGCCTGCATTTCCGCCTTGCTCCTCTATTCTCTTGTCCTGCTTAGACCACCATGGGTCGCCCGGAATCATATTGAAAAATGAGCTTCTTAGCATGTTTTTTGTAATAGCATAAGACCTGCCCACAGCAGGGTAGTTCTTGATCGATGACATATTTTGATGCATAAAAATTAAAGAGAGTGCTCTTTTCAATGGTATATCGTAGTGAAATAAAAACTTGAATTTTTCATCTTTTACCAATTTATTTATCAAAGCCTCTTTAATACCGGTGAGAACAGCTTGGTCTTCTAAGGCGGTGCAAAGATCTTCCAAATTAATTTTACCACTTTGTCCTTTCAATACATCTAAAAATCCATATTCTCCCTCTACTTTTGCCAACTCAATTGGGTGCAATTCTTTAATATGCACATTTTGTGAAAAGTCGCCCGAGATTTTATTCTTTTCTCCTTCATCGTCAGCTTCATCAAATTCAAGATTGTTTTGAAAAGTGCCAAGCTTTTCTCTGATTCTGAAAAGTTTTTCTTTGTTAGCTGCCAACGTTATTGCATCTTCTTTTGCTTGGTCACCATCAGCAGACTCGATATCCTTAAGCACTTTGTTGTAAGACGATTTTTCCAAAAGGTCATCCACATCCGTTTCATCAAATACTTCTTTAAGTTCAGAAATATAGTTACCGTTATTGACAATGCTATCAGATTTCCAAAATGGGTCAAAAAGATCCATGTTCTCGCTGTTGTAACTTTGAACGGTCCCGGCAAACGTAATTTCGCTCGCAGGGGGCACATATACAAGCCGAAGACCAAATTTGAACTCACTAAACATATCTTCGATTTTTATACTCTCAATGCTAGATCCTTCAAGAAACTTTCGGATATAATGTACAAGAGCGTCAATATTTACTGCTCCAGACGTGTATCCATATGGTTGCTGGTTCTCTAATCCAATATCAATTTTTGCTGCTTCAATAACCTTTGGTGTTTCATTATATCTGCCACCGGGTCTAGAAAAGAAATCTTCCAAAAATTTCTTTTTTACATGTGTCATTTTAGAAAGATCATCTTCACTTATTTCTGCATCTGATATTCGTACATATTTTTCTAAAACAAACCCGCCAGCAGACTGAGATAGACCGTCTCCGGGGACGATAAATCTAAATGGAGCCTTAACTTTGATTTCTGATGCGAAATTCCCAATTTTTTCACCTGTAAATTCATCGGTGAGAGATTCAAATACAAAATCGTGATATTGATTCTGTTCGGGATGTTTTCTTACGTTGGTGTGTGGTATCATATTTTTGATAAAAAGATAATCCATGGTTTGCCATTTTTGAGTAGGCTTTACTTTTTCATCTATTTTAGGTGCCAAGTATTTTAGTTCTTGCCTAATCATAAACCGCAAAGAGTGCTCGCCATTGTTTGTATTCGGATGCGCTGGGTCTAACAATTTACCATCCTCGACTCCTGTAAATGGATCGAGTATTTTCTCTCCCCTTCCTTGCATTTCGTCTGTTATGTTTTTTGCTTGAATTAGAAATTCAGTATAATATTCATTGTCTTGAGATAACAAATCCCCTTTGACTAATTCTACAAAAAAGTCAGTTAGCGCGTCGTCGCTAAGTAGCTCTGTCATTCTATACACTGAGCAAACAAAGATACCTCTCGTAACTGCATCTAAAATTGATACTCTAATTGCTGCTCTCATAAGAGATCTCAAGTTTGCTTTTTCTAAACCGCTTGGCTTTGATGGGTCAGTCTCTTCGTCACAAGAATTATTATATTCATCTCTTGCTTGTTTCTTGAGATCTTCAATGCCCAAAATATTATCTACTTTGTCCGTTCCACATTTAGCATTGACATCAAAATTGGCATCACTCTTACCGGATCCCAATTGTAAATCTTGCAATCCGGAACCTTCAAAAAGTTTAGAGTTGTAGATTGAATTTGAAAAAATATTTATGACATAATTGAATATTTTAGATCTCTTACCTCTGTAAAACTTACTAAACTCTGAATTAGTGGTAAAATTAATTTCTGGTGATGGGATTATAGACTCCCATTTTTCTTTCATCATGTTCGCAAAGACTTGATCGCGCTCGTTCAAATTAGGAGTCAGTATATAGTTTTCTGCCTCTTCCGGAATAATTTCGTCTATCTCTCTATAACCTGCAATTTGGTAACTCGTATTGGTTGCTTTAGGAGGCAGTGCTACAGAGCCTTTTAGTAGGTCAGGGGATATGGTGATTTCCCATGTATCCAAGATTTTGTCTTCGTCTGCAACATCAGTGTCTTTTGTTGTATATTCAAAATTAGCTTCGACAAAGGTTTCAACTTTAACATCAGTTGCACTTCCTTCAGCTTGTGTTTGAAATGCATTATTATATATACCATAAAGCGTAGTCCAACCCGTATCTTCTCTATTGCCCAATTCACTGATCACTTGTGCTTTTTGACCTTCTAGGATTGCCTTTTCATCAGATCCGTCTGGTGCAAGAGCAATCTTTTGTTCCAAACTTCTTAGACTTGCAATTGCATTATCAACGGCTTTCTTTTGTTGATCGGCGGAAGCCATATCTTCCGGCTTGCTCACCTTAGTATACTTTGTTTTTATTTTATAAATATTATTGCTTACGCTACTAATATTCTCAGAATATAAATTTCTTATTTTTGGCGCGGTGGTACCGTCAGTAATATAAAAGGGAGCAGCAGCGTTGTTAAACTTTTGTTGGTCGGGGGATGGAGCGTCTTCACTACCGCCCTCAAGGGTGTTGGCGAACCCATCTGCGATAAATTCGGGTTTGACATCCTTTGAAGTTTCTATGCCTTCAATCCCAGCGGTTCCTAGCGCTGCTTTTAGCGCATCATACTGATCGTCATATTGATCAGGTGGTCTTACATTTCCATCGGCATATGCCGCAGGAATTGAATTTGCTTCAGTTGAAAAATTCATTTTTATTGGATTGAATATTGCATTGATAAGCTTTTCATTCATATGCTCAACCGTTTGATGATTTTTGTTTATTATGCCTTTTCCGCAACTTCCAATCAGTGGTGGAACTTTTCCTGCCAATAAGTCTTTACCATTTGCCAAAGATAATAAATTTGCCAATCTTTTGGTTTTTCTTTTTCTTATTTCAGACATTTGACTTTCAACGCACTCTTTATCCAGTTTTCCCTCTAGTGCTCTTCGTCTTATAACATCACCCGGAGAATCAGGCTCTCCGATAGAATTAAAGTTTTCATACTCACACAACAATCCAGATGCATTTGGTAATATCTCCTCGACTGTGTTTCTAATTGCTTCTAGCTTATTTGAATCTACCAAAGTTCCCAAATTTTTGAATAACTCTTTCACAGAAGTAACTCTATTAATAGTGTCTAAAAATGATTGATTACCTTCGCCCATTACAGATTCAACAACTTTTATTGTTTCTGAACTTGGGGTGCCTTCAAGTAGGTCCACCACTTCCAGAGGTGTGAGAACAGAGGAGATCTCATTTATCAACTGTTTAGAGGTCTTGTCTGTTTCTTCTGCTGTAACATCTCCTCCTTCAGACTCAGAGGATAATTGTTCGGCAATAGCGTCAATTGCCATATCATAATCTTCCGTTGAAGGCCCAATTCCTAATTTTTTTAGCGCGTCTTCAACTGCACTCTCTTTTCCGGGGTTGAAATCTTCTAAAAGTTCATTCATATTTTGCCCACCAAATTCAGATGGAAAAGAATCCACTCCACTTTGCCCCAATTTATCGGCGCTAGAGAAGACTGAGTTGAACACCGTTTCTAGCAATGTTGCCGATACTTCCAAGAGCGCTGTTGCTAATACTTGTTCCAATCCTGCTGTAAGATCTTTTGATATGTTTGGCATTGTATCCGCAATATCAGGAAGTTTAGGCAATGTCAATGTTGGTGGTTTTGGAAACTTCACAGCGGCTTTCTTGAGTGGAGAAAGTGATAATGATGGAACATCTTTTTTACCTAACTCTCCAATTTCACTCATCGCATTGATAATATCTGGTGTTACATTTCTTATGGCGCTAGCCAAATCGTTTGGTGAAACAACCATCTTTACCAACTCTTTTCTTGTGTTTTGACTTTCACTAAGTCTAGGTGATGAGGTGCCAAATTTTTTGTCTAAGCCTAAACACTTTATGTCTTCTAGAGAACCATTTCTCATCAAGTCTGCTTCGCGACCGGTCGGTTGGGGCTTCTCTTCTCTTTTCTCATAATATTCTAATACCATGTTTAGAATATCATCAGGAAATTCACCCTCTAAGTCTTTGATGTTCAACCCTCCACCAAAATAAGACTCAATTTTTTTAATTTTTCCTATTTCTACCTCTGGTAAGAAATCAAATATTTTGTCAAATTGTAGTCCACTTATGTCGGGGGAATCAATCGCAGCCAACGCAAAGGCACCTTCAACATCTATAGTTGGCATATCGAAAGCCAAAGATCCAGCACCAATAGATGATAATGCAGAAATGTCTATTTTGTCAAAGACTAAACTAAAAAGATCTTGCAAACCATCGAAATTTGGCGACAAGTTTCTAATTGAATCAACTAATTGAGGTATTTGTTCGACAAACACGTCACCACTAAAATCTTTGTGTTTTAGTCTGGCGGAGGCTAAATCTAGCTTAAATTCAGGTTTTGATAATTCTATTCTTTGCGCGTCTAGTGACACCCGTGTAAGCTCTACTTGCTTGTCTAGCTTTTCAGCCATTTTTTCAGCTTTGTTCTCTTTACCATCAAGTAGCGCGTTGGGGCTAAGAGCGTTTGTTCTTTTTCTGCTTGAAGGCTTTATCGCTGGCATCGGGTAAGTGTATTTTTGCACAAACTCAACCCAATTCATTTGTTGTTGGTTGCTAGCACCAGTAGTCAGTTTTTTTTCTAACTCTACAATATCATCCAAATAATAAATGTATGCCATGGTTCTGGAGTACTTTACAGGAGATTTTCTTTTGAATCTATTAAAGCATATTCTCAATGGTTTAGACAATCCAGCTTTTACATAGCTAACATATTTTAGCCTAAACTTGCTGTTGCACCCTATTTCTAACTCGTCTTCGCCATTAGATCTAAATCCAATATGATTATCAATCACAAATTTCTGTATCGTATTTGGAAAAGCTCTCAGTCTTTCTATTTCTAAATCTAAGTCCAGACCATCAACTTGTCCGTCCCACGCAGCAATTTGATCTCTATATTTCTCCATTATTGAAGTTGCCAAATCTATCTTGTGTTTTATATTACAAGTAAGAAGAGATGTTATTCTAAAGTCTGACAAGCCATCTGAAGGAGTTGGTGCCGAATCTATTGGTTGATTACCCTGACCGTTGAATATCTTTTTTTGAAAGTGCGGAAGGTCCTCAAAAGTTTCTATTTTTCTTGAAAGTGCATCAAAATATTTCGCTGGTATTCTAACAATAAATCTAACCTTTGATCTTGGTCTTGGATCTAAATACCAATTCAACCCCTTCTTTGTTTTGTCTACATTATCTCCAGTGTAGGCAAATTGGAAAACGCCGTCAATGAGATGTTTCACAGTGGTCTCTACATCATTACCCATAAACATGGCTTTGTTGTGGCATTTTAATAAAGCTATAATACCAGTGCGGAGTGCTTGTCTTTCCAGATTTTCAACTGACTCGGTGCATTGTAACATGGAAGACACTTTCTTGCCTGTGTTTGGATCTATAGGCTCAACAACAATAGAGTAAGCTAGAAGGTTGCGATCAAAAAAGATCTCCTCATCTTCCATCTTGATCCATTCAGTTTTTTGTTCACTCTTGACATAATTTTTGAAAAACGTAGCTAAAGAGGGTAGTGTAGAGTCTAATTTTGTAAGCAATTCTGCTTTGATAAAGAATGACTCTTTAGATCCAAATTTTTGATTATCTGGATTTGTAACTTGGATTTTGTGATAAAGACCTCCATTGCCTTGAACAAACTCATCTACAACTTTTACTGTAGTGCCGTATGGCAATGTGAAAGAAGTTAAGTTGTCTTTTCCATATTTTCGGACTTTTTGTATCCTAGCTTCTGCATTTCTATCATATTTTGAATACTCAGAAAAAACAGAATTTGGGATTGACATTCTGTTTTTCATAGTTTTGTTCACTTCATCATTTATGTAATGCGTTGATCCTTCAAAAACAGGACCTATAGAAAAATTATTTATTTCAGTTATTGCTTCGTTTATAGCTTCATTTATAAGTGCTTGCTGGAATGGGCTGTTGATTGCCTCTGCGATAGATGCGCCTTCTTTACTGTCATCATCGTCGCCCATTTCAGAGAGTTTTTCTACTTCAGACGAGAAATCCTTCGTTTCTGTACTACTTCCCAAAAGATCGATGGCATCGCCCAGCAATTCGTTCAGCCCACCTTCGCCGCCGCCGCTTTGTCCAGTACCTATAGGTATTTTTCCTCCGGCGGTACCGTCTTTTCCGAGTCCATCATCAAAAGTGCCGGGTTTACCTCCAACTGTACCTCCAAACCCTGTAGTATTGACACCATTGGTGACTTGAAGTTTTGTCATTATAGCCATTTCAGCAGCAAATTCATTGTAAACAATGAGACCGATGTCTTCAAGAAATGAAACAAACCCTTCTATGTTTACATGAAGCTTTGCTGCGTATCGGGGAACATAAGATGTAAAATGATTGGCAAAGCCCGGTTCGTCGGACATTGAATTGTAAAATGTGAAGTCCACCGGTAGTGATTCCCAATAATTACACCACAAAGGCTTTACCGAACCCATATCCATTGGGCTGTAATAAGAAGCAAAGAGGGCCGCATTCGGTTCCGGTGTTCCGGCTGTGACGAGCGCTTGTACATAATTTTCAACGCCGAGATTGTATATTGATCTATGATCTGCCGCTGGCTGCGTGAAAGTTGGTGAATATTGAGTTCCATAATGCTGGAGTCCTTGGGAGGCGTGATTTGCGGTGCCGTCTGGGTTCTCGACGATTACCGGTTTGTCTACATACAGATATTTTCCATTTTGTTCCCCGACTTCATTGGTGCTGAAGAAGGGCTTGCTGCATGCATGATTGGCATGATACAAACAATTTGATTCAACATAATTTCCATTGGATGGAAGTTTAAACTTGCCCGATGAAACATCCCCATGGCCGATATTTCCATAATGGAAAAGATCAATGATCGCACTGGACCATGATGAGTGCATATCATACACGTCCTCTGGAATCACAAGAAGACCGTTTCCCGGTGATAAGCTATCTTTATAAACATATCCCTTAGCATGCAAATAACCAGCAAAACCTTTGTTAGCTAGTATCCCCAAGAGGGCATTTGCCATTGCTCGCCATCCGGCTTGAAACGCTGGATTGTTGTGCACCGCGTATTGCGAGGAACCCCCCGGTACCGGATACTTTAACATATGAGAGTAATTTGCATAGCCTGAAGCCACAAAATAAGTTTCCGAGTCTATTTGTGGGTTTATCTTGAGTGTGGTGTTATTTTCAATAGTGACCATGGGTCCACCGACAATTGAACCGCCAACAGTACCGAGGCTGGTAATTGACTCTCCTACACGCGTTTCAGCAATAAGACCTCTATTGTATGTAGCCATTCTGAACAGGTCACCTGAAGCCCCCTGCGTCAAGTGTTCTTCCGGATTCAATACAAGGCTGTGCTCGGGTAATCCTTTGTCTGCGCTGTATTGCATCATGTCTTCTATGACATGCTTTGGAGTGGCAAAATATTGGTCGTCTTTCATACAGCCGACTTTATCATATCCGGTCACTACTAGTGGCTTGATTACTCCGTCTTCATTGTATTCTACCCCCATGCTTCCTTTCCTTTTAGTTCACACTATTGAATCTACTATTGATGTATTTTCCACCAGTTTTACTTAAGTAGTTTTGTTTGAATAAACCCAAATTCACTTTATGCTTCACCATGGACAGTTTTGTTTTTTGCAAATGGCTTATCATAGTTCTAATACCTTTTGCCATCAACACTTCAGATGGAAGTGTTGGTGCAGCAAAAAATGGAGAGGTGTGAAAGTGGGATGTTATTGCCTCATTAAATTCAAACTGTGTCATGAGAAGTGTGTCCACACAGCCTGTTAGGTTGTCCATCATATCAGTAAGTTCAGTCAAAGCTTCAACAAGATTATCACCTTTGACAAGCGGTTGTAAATCTTCATCATCATTTCCAGCGATTAGGTCAATTCCAGTAATACTTTTTATTTCACCACCTTGTGAGTTTGTTTTATCTGTCGTTGTCACAAGTTTTATACTCTCTCGTCCAATAATTCTAACGTTATCTGCCTTGATTCCAATTCCGGATTTAGCTTTTGAATTACCAACTTTCCCACTGGTCAAATCAAAATACTTATCAATGTCAGATTTTTGACTAATATAAATTCTGGCTGCATCTTTTTTGAAGCTAGGATTGACAAAGAGCTTTTCTCCATTTTCATCAAAGGCTCTAACTTCACTTCCCATTCTTCCTGCAACCAAATCAATAGAAGCTGCCTGAGTGTCTCCTTTGCCGCCATACCCACTCATTACACTTGCGGCTCTATCTCTACCCAAAACTATCCAAGCGTTGTTTTCGTTTGTCATTACGTTCTCTGCTGGTGTTGATAAGAAATCCGGCACTGCCTCATACAACTTGTCTCCGGCGATTCCTTTTGCAGCAGCCTTTGCCACTTCGCCCTGTTGTTGTAGGAAGTCTGTTATTTTTTTGTTTGCACCTTCAAGTGAAACTGCTTTCTTAAAATTTGACATTGTTTACTCCTAAAATATATCTATGCCTGTCAAGTCTTCTATACTGTCTGTTGCTTCTACCAAATCAGCTTCCGCTTCAGCCTCTGCTGCAAACGCTGGTATACCTGTATCTGGTAGATATTTTTGTCCTGTTACTTTCTCTATGTACCTCATCAAGAAATATCTTCCATCAGCTTTAGCAACATAGTCTCTATGTGAAAGAAGACCGCCGGATGGTGTACCAGAAAGCCTTCCGGGTTTTTTATTAAAGTCCTTAGAAGGAAAAGTGTTTGACAACGTTGGTATTTTTGAGACAAGCATAGCCATTAGTCTATTAGATGAATTTACCATGCTTTCTGGCGGTTTTGCAAACCTAGTCTTTTTACTCATCCACCAAAATGGATCTGATTCTGTAAAGCCAGCGTTTTTGTGTGCCTGCGGTGCTTTATTCCAATTATACATGGTTATCGTTTCGATACCGACAGATTGATAATTCAAGGAAGAGCCATGATATGTAATTTGACTTACAGGATCGGCGTGTTGATACATTCGACCATCAATGTCAATAGTGAAATGAACCCCAAGACCTTTTTTTAATAATACTCTTACGCAACCTGAGAAAGTGCTCGTAACAGAGTTGTGTATAACAATAAATGTTGGTGGTGTTTTATCTAATTTTCTTGCCTTGCCTTTGAATTGTTGGTGCCCTGTCATGTTAGAAAAAGGATATTCTACGCCACCAATAACGATAACTCCGGACTTTCCGCCATTGAAAGGTTCTTCAATAACAGGGTATGATTTGCCTGCTGCTCCACCGGGGGAAACAAATCCTCCAGAGGCACCACCAGTTGCAGAACCTGCGGGGACGATACAAGCTTGCGCGTTCGCGCCTGCACCGGATGTTGCGCCGGCAGAGCCAACAGACGGTGTTACGCCCTCTGGTAGTGGTGCTGTTTTAGATCCCACATCTTGAACACGCACAGAAAAAATGGGAGTAAATTCTTGTCCGGTAGCCCAAGCATCAAAAGTCAATTTAGCTTCCCAGTGCCAAGCTTCATTAGCATATGGGAAAAAACCAAATCGATAAGAATTTCTCCTCAACCAATCCCATGCTGGAGATGCTAGCATAGCGCTATTTTTGGCTTTCTTAGCAGCCATCGGGTCAGGGCGACCGTAATCAATTGCAAGACCAGTTGAGTGGGCTGATTGCCATGCCACCCATTTTTTAGCTGAATCGAAACTTTCGTTTGGATACTGTTGCGCTAAAAATCCTTGATAAGTATCTGGAGTCGTACCTTCATAACCTCCGGGCCACCTATCTGCGCCGCTTGATCTCCAAGCACTGGTTATACCAAAATCTATTCCGGCTTCCGAAAGGGCAGCATTCCTCAACGCTTCAAATCTACTAAAAGCTAAGACGTGCAATTTTTGCCCTTTCTTTGTTGCCATTTCTGGATGTGGTAATGATCTCAACAATTCGCTGCTTTTAGGAACAACTCCAAAATCATTTACCCTTACTCTATTTTCTGCCGCTCTTCTGATCGCTTTAGTAACTTGATCTAATGGAAGATTTTCAAAGTCTCCCGGTGTTGCTTCTTGAATTCCAGAATTAGAAGCAAAGAAATCTTCAGGAGTTTGTATTGATGTTGGAACACTCGATACTGGGTCTCCTTGAGTAAATCCATCTGGTGGGGAAGCACCTGCGTCAACGGAGCTTCCCTTTGGTGAGCCGCTTGGTGTTGAAGCAGGTTCAGATGAGGGTGGCTCTTGTGGTCCACTATTTGTTGGGGTTAGTGGAGAGCTTTTTTCTTTATCAGCCATTTCTGAAACGCTCATTCCAGAGTTGTCAGCATTTTCTGCACTATTATCACCTTCTGGTGTCAAATCTTTTTGATAAAGGCTGGCATCCATTTCGTCCATTATTCTAGGTTCTAAGTTACTAACCATTGCTCTAGCAGTATAGGCGTCTCGATCAATGTTTTCTTGTATTTTTTCAAAACGCATAAAATTCGTCATTTTTTCTCCTACTATTTTAGCAGTGACTTCTGTTACAATTCTATCAAAATTTGTTGAATAGTCTCCATCATATCCCAAAAAAGTATAAGTGGTCAAACTAGCAAGATCATCGTATTTTTCTTTTCCTAAAGCGCTATTTATTATCTGACTTTCTTCTTCGGTGCTAGGAAGTGGAGGTAATCCCCCATCTCCTTTGGGTGTCATAATACCCAACATATCATCGAACTGTTTATTTGAAAGTGATGGAGATGGAGCAAACACCATTTTATTTGGTGCTGGTGTGAATGTACCTTCCTTAAGTGCATTAGTTACTACATTCATACCTGCACCGACAGATATTATCGACGTGTACACTTTATCTAAATTTTCAGATATATTTGTGCCATATACTTGTGATATTTTAGCAATTGTTTGATCAAAAAATTCTTGGTAATTTATTTTTTCATCTGTTCTGTTATTCGTTATTGCTGTGTAGCTTGTGTACACACTCCACGGTAACTCTGGGATCACCAGTACATAATTTCTTGCAAAATCATAATAGCTAGGCACTCCGGACTTTGCTGTTTGAGTTGTGTTTTCTAGTAATGTTAGGTTGCCAAGACCCAAAGCTACTTTTTGCAACATTTCAATAGTAAAGCCGCCTAAATCATGAAACAAAAATATAATTTCTAATCTACTATTATTGAAAGAGACATCTGTAGAGTGCGGTGTAAAAATAATAGTATCTCTGTCTTTTCCTAACATTCTGCTAGGGTCTTCAAATCCATTGGCTGGTATGTTGCCGATCCAAGTTTTTCCTTTTACCATGGCTGATTTCATTAAAGAATCTATTGTTGGTACCCCATCTTCTCCAGAGAAGAATATAGATCCGCCAGCCAAGTTAGACGCTGATTCAGGAGCTTGACCTTTTAAGGATTTTTCCCAATCAACTTTTATGTTACCCAAGCCTCCAGTTTCACCAATAATTATTTCATTCTCTCCTTGAAGCTCCATGCCGGTGCGCGGTGCTAAAGGTATAAAGCTGGTTGGTGGTTTTGGCTCATTAGTGCCCGGAAGAGAATCGCCGGGAGGCGCAGTTACTCCAACGTTATTACCACCAGTGCAGTTTCCAAACGCTCCTGCCCCCCCTTCTCCGCCTGCTGCGCCACCAGCGGCGGGTGGTTTCAAAAGTGGACCAAGATAAATTGGGTCTGAGTATGTATTTTTATTACCGAAATCTACGTTTACGATGTCTCCGGGCTTTGGTTCTTCAATAGAAGTATCCTGCGCTACAAACGTCGGATATAAATCAATAATCTGTTGATGATCGCCAGTAGCGCCGCCTAATTGAGTTGGCACTGGAAGGGCGGCATGTATTTCAGGAATTCTTGCTTTTATTCTTACTATTGGCGGAGGGTCTCCAAAAAAAGATCCAAATGTGTTTGATAGGAAGTTGCCCGGTTCTTGCTTGCCGGTGCTTTGTTCAACCCGTAGAACAATCGCTTTATATGGTCCAGTGCCTGCAAGGGCGTCTGGTATGAATTGGCGTCTTGCTGCGTTAGCTATGGCGTCCATAAAGTCAACGCCGGCAGACATTCTTTCTCTTGCGCCACCAATAGCCTGACTTACATCATTTAGTGTATTGAAAGGAATTTTAGTTGGATCAAATTCCGACATCTCATGAAGCCTCCTTTATAATATCAAATAGCTCTTCTTTGTCTTTGTCAGATAAATTAGTGTTCTCCTTGCTGTCCTTTTGCATAAGAGAAGCAATCTTAACTAACTGCTCATTTGATCTTTGGAGAGTCTCAACATATTTGGCGGCAATTGCGCCCACATCTTTATGATTTTCTTTAGTTTTTTTGATTAGTTCGATAACATCCAATAAGAGCATTTTTGTCACTGCTCTATCATTATTAATGTTTTCTATTGCATCAAGTAAATATTTATCTAAATTTTCAAGGTCTTTCTTCATACCTATAAATAGCGAATGTGCTTATTTTTTTATATCTTTCCGTCATTCCATGTTTTTTTGAAAACATGATATCTAGAACGCAATTTATTGAGGTTGTTTACCACTTGCTTTGTGTTTAGACCAGTAAGTTCGCGCAGATAAAGGTAGACGGCTTTTTTATTGAAAATCTCTATTTCATTCGACTTTTCTAGCAGAACTCTAACAGCATACAATACTTTTTCCTCATTTGGCTTGAGATCCTCTGCTTCCCATGTTTCAATCTCTTTCCACAAGTAGTGCCAAAATTCTGCTTCTTCTCTTCTACTTTCATATGGGTTTCTCGCTGAGAGGTGTTCTTGCTCCAGATCTTTTGTTATATCATCATAGTTTATCTCACGCCTTGTTTTTTGTGAGTTCTTTTTTACACGATGAATAAACCAGTTTTTAGTAATGACGCTGAAATAAGAAAAAGCTTTTGAGCCTTTGTTGGGATCGTATTTGTCTAGGATTGTTGTGAGCCAGATTTTGCACTCATCTTTGAGAACTTCTATGTTTGGAAGGGTTGTGAATTTATAGGTGTATATGATCTTATCAACTAATTCGCTAAAGGCTGGCTCTATTAGTTCTATGTATAGATCTGTTCTGATTTTTAGATCATCAGTTGATGCATACTTTACCACTGCCTCTTCATGTATCTTGGTAAAGTAATAATTTTTATTCCGCTTCTTCTTCTTTTTCTCTGTCATCTGGTTCGTCTTCTAAAATTGTGTATATATCCTCAAAATTCTTTATGTCGTCAACCAATTGCTTTGAGTGCTCAATTAAGTTTCCTAAAGTTGAATCACCGTAGAACATCTCTAGTTCATGCAACTTTTCCACATGATCGCTAAAATTTTGTACTGAACTCAATAGCCATCCAAAGTTTTCGGATGCAAACAAAAGTCTTCTAAGTGTTTGTCTTATGTACCAGAGTAGCAAGCCGTTGAGTGCCACGCTTAGTATCAATGCAAGAATTATCCAAATCATTGTTTATATTCTATACCTTTTAGTCTTTGCTGTTCAACTTTCAAATCTTTTTTCGACTCTTCGATATGATCTTTTACAACATCGCCAACCTTTTTGTTATCTTTTGTTGTGGTTGTCGTTGTTATGAATGTAGAACTAGGTACTCTGGTTAGCGAGTCTTCACTTTCACATAGCTCGCAATCTTTGAGCTTTATACTCATTGAATGGTTTACTTCAAAAACCTCTTCACACTCATTACATTTGTAGGTGTATCTAGGCATCCTCTTCCTCTGTCTCAGCTTGTTCAGCTTTAACCAGAGGTGGATTTATGACAACAAGTCCTGCTTCCGATAGTCTAAATTTGAACCCTTTCAAAACCGGCACAATATCGGATTGCTCCATCAAGCTTTTTTGCAGAGCCATCATCACTGCCCCCACTGCCTGATCATTCATAAACATATTTTTTTCTTCGCTCATTATTTATTCTCCTTTATAAATCTCAAATCTTCTTCATACATTAGCTTCGCTAAATCTTTGAATGTTATTTTTGGTGTCCAACCTAATTTTTCTTTTGCTTTTGTGCAATCACCCAAAAGATAAGGGACCTCATGTGGTCTAAAGAGTCTTTCATCGATTTCCACATATTGCTCAGTATCTAAACCAGCAGCCTCAAAAACAAATTCTAAAAAATCTTTTACTGAGTGTGTTTCTCCTGTTGAAATCACAAAGTCTTCCGGCTTTTCTTGTTGCAGCATTAGCCACATCGCCTCGACGTAATCACCTGCAAAACCCCAATCCCTATGGGCATCTAAATTGCCTAAAAATAATTTATCTTGTAGCCCCTCTTTGATCATCGCTGCTGCCAAAGTAATTTTTCTAGTAACAAAAGTTTCCCCTCTTCGTGGAGACTCGTGATTGAAAAGAATTCCACTGCATGCATAAAGATCGTAGCTCTCCCTATAGTTTCTAACAAGATTGTGTGCGAACACCTTGGCACAGGCATAGGGGCTTGCCGGCATCAATTTAGAATTTTCATCATATGGATAATCAGGATTATCTCCAAACATCTCTGATGAGGAAGCTTGATAAAACCTACAGTTCGGTAATGTGTTTCTAATTGCCTCTAAAATTCTCAAAGTTCCCATTGCAATCCCATCAACCGTATTTTCTGGTATGTCAAAAGAAACGCGAACATGAGATTGTGCAGCTAAATTGTAAAACTCATGCGGTCTATATTTTGCCAACAACCTATAGATGCAGCCTGAATCATTTAGATCAAAATATTCCATGTAGAAATTTTCATGGTCAAATATGTGGTCAATTCTGTCTGTGCAGATAAGAGAAGATCTTCTTTTTGCACCAATAACTTTATATCCTTTAGATAGTAAAAGTTCAGCCAAGTAAGAACCATCTTGTCCAGTAATTCCAGTTATGATTGCAGTTTTCAATTACACCCCTCTAACGTTTGGATAAGTCATTATAAACCATTCACAAGTCTTCTTTAATCCCTCTTCTAAAGAAGTGTAATCTTCTTTCTTCCATCCTAAATCAAGTAACTTTTGATTGGAGCTAGGTTTTCTATATTGCCCTGATGGTTTATCAATTTGCCAAACCACGTCACCGTCATACTCAAGTAGATCGCAAATAGTTTCTACTACCTCCTTGATACTGTATTCTTCTGTGTTTCCAATATTTATTGGCTCCGGGGCATCATAATTTTCTAATAAAAATATCAATATTTTTGCTATGTCCCCTGAGTAAGTAAACTCTCTAAGGGGTCTTCCATCGCCCCAACATTCTACATGATCAATCTTATTTATCTTAGCCTCCCACACTTTTCTCATCAGTGCAGGAATAACATGACTATTCTCTAAATCAAAATTATCGTTTTCACCATATAGATTATTTGGAATCGCTGTAATAAAGTTGCAGCCGTATTGTTGCCTGTATGCACGAGACATCACATCTACCATTCTTTTTGCATATGCATAACCAAAATTAGAATCATGTGGGGAGCCAAGATGCAATTGGTCTTCAGTTAGTGGGTATTTTATATACGGCGCATCAGGATAAACACATGTTGACAACAGTGATACAACTTTTTTAGCTTTTCCTTTGTGGGCGTAATCAAGTATTTTTTGATTTATAATAGAATTTTCGTAATAAAAGTCTGCAATATAATCTGTGTTGGCTTTGATTCCT